CCAGAAAAGCCTTGCTCCAATCCACTCCGTAAATCCCAAAACATTTGCCATAAATATTCAAATCCGTCTGGAACCTTCACCGAATCAAGCCGCTCATCATGCCCACGCCCTTGCCGTTCCCGCGCTTCAAGCTGTTCCCGCAATGAAGTTTCGTCGTCCTTTGCAGGAACATTCAGGTCGCAATACGCCCTAACCGCTTCGCATAGTGCAGTTAGGGCTTCGGAAAATAATTCTTCCTAGTAGTGATGAAATTACCAACGAACGTTGCTAAATACGGCAGCTTAAGATACTTTTCTTTTGCCGCTTCCTGAGAGAATTTCACTTCGCTCCCATCATCCTCTTCCGCGCCTTTCCATCCAGTGGTACAGCGCGCAAAAAGCTCACATAAGTCTTCTTGCCGCAAGTTATTGATACCACGTGCCTTGTTACGTGAGAGAATCTCTTCAAGGCAAGATTGATACACCTTTGAGTCTGCACCAAGCAAAGTAAGAATAAGCCCAGAAGGCTCTCCAGTAATCGGATCAGGTACCTCTGCGTCAACGCCTTTTTCAGCAAGTGTCTGCGAATCGAACCGTGAAAACTTCATTTTTACTCCTGTACAGCCTTATGCCAATTTCCACCAGCGCCAGTTAATGAGGCCACTTGTGGGGTCCTTCTCAACCTGGAATGGAATATTCTGAATTACGTCTGTTTCGCTCTTCTGGAATTGCGCATCAGTGATAAAAACCCTTGGGACGTCAAGCGCATAGCCCTTTGTGCCGCTAGAATCCATAAACCTTAAGCCAAGCGCAAAACGTGTTTCAGCGGCATATTTCGTCCAGAAAGAAGAGGATTCAACGTAGAGGCTAAGGTTTCCGGTCAGATTGGAACGCCCGTATGAAATGCCTGTTGCTTCATCAAGGCCAATTGAGAACTGAGGGCTTCTCTGATTCGCCATGGCAAGATTAAGTTGCGTAATTGTCGCGACCTTAGCCGCATCTATAAATACCACACAATCAGTTGCACGAATCGGCAACGTCGTTGAAGGATCGGAGTAAGAACCTGCGTACTTCGTATCCGAAGGGCCTAGAATCTTTTTGGCAATAAAATCAAAGTTGCAGGTTACAATCCCATCGGTTGCCATTGAAAGCGTCATTCCGTTGGCGACACAGCCAAGCGCCTCGAAGTAGAACGGAATATCAAGCTGCGCATCTTCAAAAGCGAGAGATTTTTCGGTTGAGCCAGTTATCAGATACCCCATGCGCTGCACAGTGATCCCAGCCTGCGATGTTGCCGGGACAAGTAAGGAATCACCAGTTACAGGGTCTTTTGCTTCTCCAAAAGTCAGCATATCAGCGGTGCGAGCGGTAACCTTGAAGAATCCGTTGTTCGCAGTATATCCAGTAGCGAATCCAGAAACCTTGACATAATCGCCAACGGAAATCAGCGAAGCACCAGTGCCGCCAATACCTGTAGCCGCCATCGTGTTCGCTGTCCCGGCAACGACCGTCACTGAAAGCGATGAAATTGCAGTCCCAGCCGCAACCCATGAATTCATACACGCCGAAGCGATAAAGTCTTCAAAGGTTCCGTATGACAGCTCTCCGTTCGCCCTAAATGTATTAGTCTTGTTGCCAAGCCTTCCTGGAGCTACAGAGCGGTCGCCAACCGCTTGCTGGCTTTGCAGATTGCTGCGCCTCTGTTCAAGTCCAGACGATAGCAGAAGCCTTGTCTTCGTAAATTCAGTTTTAGAAGGAACGCCTAACGAAGTTTCGGTGACGTATGAAGGCTGCCACCTTGAGCCACTTGCTCTTGCCATAAATACCTCCAACAGTATTTCTTCAATTATTCACATCAGCAACCCAATAGACGCGAACCGCGACTACAGGATTGCCAGTTGTCCCATCAAAAAGCCCTTTTACCATGCCGCACGACGTAACGGTTACGGTCTGATTATTGTATACAAGGTTCGTGCCAGGCTTGAAACAGTTCATGATTCGTTGCGCTTCTGCCGTCATTGGGACGTCACCAACGTCTCGAGGCTCACAGACATTAACCTGCAAAAACCCAGTATGCCTTACTCTTGCACCAGCTCCGCACCCATCCATATTAGGCTGTGGCCCTGGAACCCACAAAATGCGATACCAGAGAGCATTGTTCGGCGGCGGAATTTCTGTAGTTCCATCCATGTGCCGCTTATTCTCAAACCACGTTTTGTCTACAGGAATTGCAGCCCCTGGAGCGGGGCTCGTTGCCCTTGAGATAAGCGCATGGCGAACGTCAATCAGACTCATACTTTCCCCTGCATTTTTGCAATCGTGATACCAACCATGCCAGCGGGAGCCTGTGTGCTGTAACCATTCACAGTTTTACCCGTGCCTTTCTTCGGAGGATTCGGATAAAGCCCATATTCAAGAACCTTAATGTACGGCAAGCTGTTTGAAAGATAAGCGTCAGTTTCTTTCGGCTTCCACGACATAGCTGTAATTTTTGCATTGTTTTTCGCCGACTCATAGTCAGTTGATTCAGTCGTAGAGAGATCAGGTGAGCCAATTGAAGGCATCCAGTTCGCACGTGCCATTCCAGTATCAACAGGCGTTGCCATGATAATGTTTGTAGCAAGCTCGCCAAATACCTTTCGGCAGACAGCGTCATTCTTTGCTAAAGCCTTGCCAACAAAGCTCTCAATCGATGCGGAAAATGTTCCGTCGCCAGCAACACCCATATTATCCCCTCGCCTGTATCATGTAGTAAATAACCATATCGCCAGGCATAAACGGTTCAACCGTCACAATCGTCAACGCAGTGCCAGCCGAAGTACCTACAAAGAGCGTCCCGCCGACATTCGGTTTCGGTATCTCAGTGCCACTTGTTGATAACGCCGACACCATAAACTTTCTATCGCCAATTTTGATTCGCTCGCCGTCGTAGTCCTTGTCAGTGTAAGATAGCTCAACTCCATAGACAGCATAATCAAGCGGAACAACATTTGGGTTCGTGTGCATTACCAAGGTACACTTAAGCCACGCGTCTAGCCTTCCATCGAGATACTCGTCACCATTAAGGGTCCATGTGCCATCAAGTACCAAATCGCCAAGGGTAACGTTTTGATAAAGTTCGCCATTATAGCGCCCATATTGACCAGACGTCCCAAAATCTTCCAGCGACGACAAGGTAATGATAACACTTTCTGGAACCGTGAGCGTCCACGTATCGCCCAATATCGGATCATAGGTATATACCCAATACTCAAGCGCTGCACCAGGATAGCGCAAAGTGAGAAGTTTACCGTTTTTCGAGATGCGGTCAGCCGCCAGTTTGCGCTTCGCTTGGTAATTCATCGTGATAGCCTCACGCTTCCGTTACCTTTCAAGATGCCGGAAAGACAGTTTTTAAGCACTGGATACACCATGCCTACCGGCGCCCCGGAAGCATAACCTGTTTCAAGGTTCCCAACCTTCTCACGTGTTATCATGCCGCCGTGCTCGAGCGCTTCCGTCAGTGCACCAGGTTCCGACAGCTCGATAAGCGCCGCTTCAAAGCACGCATATTTGATGCCAGTCGGAACACCAATAAGCGCATACCCGTCAGCGTCACATGCTTCATACCGAGGCCAGGACAATCCTTGCGTTTGCGTCATCCTGTATCCCGGCCACCTGTATGAATATGCACCTTCTATGTATGCGGTGCCTCTGATAAGCGCCTTTTCAAGGGCGGTATCGTCAGCACTTGTCGGTATAGAAAGCCCACCGCGCGGTGTATATGCCTTGAACGCATCGAGTGTCGCATACACGTTCGCGTCAGTGACACCTGAACCATCTTCGACAATTAACAGGCTCACTTCTTTTTCTCCAGCGCTTTCTCAAGCGCGCCGATGTGTTTTTCTAGCTTATCTAGCCTTTCAGGCTTATCAAGCTTTTCAAGCTTTTCAAGCTCGCTGATTCGTTTTACAATCGATTCCAGTTGAATCGCCGATTCATTGGCGCGCTTTTCAAGCATGTCAAGCCTGGAAAGGACGGCTTGCATTTTTTCTCTTTCAAGGGCACCTTTCGGCAATTTCAATCCTTCCATTCCAGGCACTCCTTACTCTGCCGCGACACAATACGAAATGATTGCGTTATTCTGTGGATCAGCACTAAACGTGAACGTTACGCCGCCATTGTTTGCAATAGCCGATACACCTGTGACGTTTCCGCTTCCAGCTTTAAGAATCGCCCATGAAACCATGTCGCCAGCCTTGACGTTTGCCATAGGAACGAATATCGCCGCTCCAAGTGCCGCATCAGCAGCGGCAATCTGATACTTGCTTCCCGTGGTATGCACGGTCGAGTCCGCATCATGCGCGTTGAATTTCGCCTTGATATCGTTCAGCCTTGTGATTGCACCTTCAAGCGTTGTAACGGTAGTTTCAGCAGCAAGCGCGTGGGTAGTACCCTGTGCCTTGTGGTAGGTCGGCGAGGCGGCGATGGCGTCGGTGTTGTGCAGGGCGTACTTCTCCGTGAGGTCGTTGACGAGGGCAAGCAGGGTTGCAAGATTGTATGGCACGACACTTGTGGCGGCGAGCTGGCCTGCGGCATGCAGTGCCTTATGAACAGTTACCTCTCCCACAGTTACGTGAGCTACGTGCGCCGAATATTTAGTCCTCAATTCTGTTGCCAGAGTAATGGCCGACGCTAGCCCCGCGACATTCATATCGCGGGACGTAGTCATCGCATCATCCATGGCCAGAATTATTTTCTGATATCTTTTCCGTGAATGGAACATTACACAGCCTCCTATTAGCCGTTGGAAATCAGCGCGATAACGCCAGCGTTCTTTGCGTCGTATACTCTATCCCAAGACGCAGCGGTATACAGGTCAACATCAGATGGAGAAGTGGCGGTATCAGAAGCCTTTACCCAAGAGAAGCCGAGCGGGTGGATGCAGAACTGCCTGCGGGTATAGAGCGAATCGACACCAATGCCTTTCGGGTCTCGATATGCTTCATTAGCAACATACTTGCCGGGATTCTCGGCGAATGCAATCGCGCCCTGCTTGAACAGATACGAATGATATTTGTATCCGCTTGTGGAACCGCCAATCACTGGCAGGTAATCGTCAACAACGATATTCAGTCCCATGTACTTGGGAATGAGCAGGTTAGATCGGCTGTCCTGCACATAGTCAATCAGGTCGTTCTTGAGCAGAGTCGCATACACGGTTGAATGAACAGCAATAGCATACACTTCGCCGAAGTGGTCTCCCTGTTTAAGGACGGCTTCAATGGTCTTTTCTGCACTTATTTTATTTGCTGCGGTCGCGTTGTTGCCATCCTCGGTTGCAATATTCACCACAAGGTCGCTGGAATCATTGGCAACGTTGTCAGCGATAATGCCGCGCACAGTAAGGGTAAGCAGTTTTTCATACTGTGTCGCCCAATACTGAGCCACACGGTCGCCGATTGCCTGGATTGGATTATCGCCTGAAAGCTGTGCCGCAAGGTCATTCGCGCCCCACGCCTTACCACGAAGCTGCCTACGGGCAATCATCTTGTCAGCGGTAATCACATTCACCGTCATATCGCTACCTTCAGCAAGCACCTCTGAATCGCCTGAAAGGTCTTTCCAGAATGGGAAATTGAAGGTATTGGAACCACCTGCCAGTTTTTCAAACAGCACAGGTGACTGAACCAGTACGCCAGCCTGGAAGAATTTATTGAGATGAATCGATCGCTCTGCAACATAAGGGTCAAAAACGGTCGGGACAATAACGTCCGAAAGCCTAGTCTCTGCCATATAAAACTCCTTTTATCCTTTTGATGCGGCTTCAAGTGCCGCGTATTGCGCCGGGTTGGTCTTGAAAAGCTGGGTTCGTTCATCAAGCGTCATGTCCTTGAACGGCTTGTTTGTGCTTCCACCAGCTCCAGAACCACCAGCACCACCGCCAGAATTGCTTGATGCAAGCGCCCATTCTTTACCGTCTGGAGTGTTCATCCACTCGGTTACGTATGATTTTGGGTCGAGCTTCTTCACCGTGCCGTCAGCGCCCTTGACGCTTGCGACAGCTCGTGGCTTTCCGTCTTCCCCAAGCTCGACAGTGAACTTGCTCTTGTGCAATAGCTTCACCGCTTCCATGTGCGCCGGTTTTACTGCGCCTGCGAGTGCCGAAGTCAGCCCACCATCGATTAACAAGTCGGCGACAGTCTGATTCGCGGCAGAAACTTTCTCGTCTCTCTCTTTCTCCGCTTTCAGCTTATCGGCCTTCACGGTTTCCATATCTTTCTGTAACCGTGCAAGGTTCGCCTGCAATTCATCGCGTTCTGATTCCAGCATTATGAGCTTTTGCCGTGCGTCGTCGTCTGGATTTTTGTACTTTTCCAGCAATTCCTTGTTCTTCTTCTTCAACCCAGCGACTTCGGCATCTATCACGGCCTGTGTGCTCTCATTGACAATGCCCTCGGCCTTGGCAATTTGCGCATCGGTCGCGCCAAGCTCTTTCAGCAATTCTTTCAATTTGTCCATATCATACCCCTAGGGTCGGGCCTTGCCCGTATTATTTCCGGCCTTGCCGGATTGTTCACAAATAAAATCAATCACCGGATTCATCGATAACTTTCTCTTGCACCTTGTCATCAGCTCCAGGAATAAATGGCTCAAGCTTCGCTTCGTAGAACGGCGCATCGAGCTTCTCCACGGCCACGACAACGTACTCAATGCCTTCAATTATCAGATGCTCGCCTTTCTTGATCAAGTGAGGAACCATACAGTTTTTCATTTCAGCTCCTTAAGTGTTAGTAACTTGCCGTCTTTCACGAACGATTCTACCGGCATTCCTTGCTGATACAGCTTCGCGCGCGTCGGCCCTAATATCTCAGCCTGTTCTTTCGAGCTCGCCGATTTCAGCATATCCTTCCACGTTGTATATTTCGGCACCTGTCCGTTCATGCTCGCCCGCGTAGTCGCCGGTAGCTCGTCCATATCGATGCCAAGCTCGCGAAAACTTTTAAACACTGGCACCATTATGCCACGGCAATTCACATGGCTCGGTAAAAACGGTCTCGGTTCATTCACGCCATACATCGTGCCGTCCGCAATCCCGCATTCAATGCACGTCCTCTCGTCCAGCGTTTCTACGCGCATATAGCCCTTGATAATGTCCTCATTCG